AAATTTACGAAATTTATTTTAATAAATTTCGTAAATTTGCAACGCCAATCATTTATAACAATATTAAAACCCATAAGGTGCAGTAGAGGGTATTTGCCCCCGGTCAGCATCTTATGGGTGTGTTGTTAAAATGATTGGCGTCTATTTAACAGGCCGGGGGCTTTTGCATATTTACCCCCGAAAGGCTTTATATTAGTTTATAACATAGTCTGATAGGATTCTCTCGTTACTCTGCTGGTATCTAAGCATCTTTCGCTATCGTCCATTTAATCCAACTATATACTTGATAAGCGTAGGCCGCGTGTTCGTATTTACACGCCACCCGGAAATGCCTTTATCCATCTGTATATGCACTTTAGATATCTTGTACCGATATGTCGTGAATCAATATAGGCTGATTGCCCTCTGTGGCTCTCTGAATCGTCAACATGTGATTCCCCTTTGGCAAGTCGAAGACACAATAGGCCTCTGTCCAGCCAGACCACACCAATTTCTTCTGAATCGCCCCATCAACTATTACATAGATGTACGCATAGTCGTATCCATTAGGCTCAAGTCCAATATGTCCCGAGGTAACATAGTCTTCATGTTCCGCTGCAGAATACCTTGTGGTGGCGAATTTGAAAAAATTCTGTGCCGTTATCCTTATAGCTATCCTGTTAGATTTGCTTACAAAATTCTTTTTTATCGCACTTGTCATAGAAGATAGTGCAACAAGCTTTCCTGAACTATTACAATTACTTTTCAGGGAAAGGTCTGCAGGAGGTGTTATGATTTCCGCCCCACCACTTAGTGTTACGCCTTCTACCGATGTGTCCGAAAAACATTCCTCACCGTGTAGTCTTTGGTGATAATTAAAGACTCCTTCCGATTTCTGCCTTCCTGTGTATTGACATCTTGGATTGCTAATTTTGTAAATATCTTCGGCATATAACAATAGAGTTATCTTGCCGGCGCAGAGAAGCCCCTTTGCGTTGTCTATCTTTATGTTAACTATTCCGTCAGCATAACTACTCTCTATCTCTACATACTTGTGATAGATGTTACTAGACGCGTCCTCGTTGTACCGTAATACGTAAGCTTTAACCATCTTGTCGCTGGAAAAACTAATATTGCAGCTATATAAGGAATCTACATTAACAACGAACTGGATGAGAGCATATCCGACAGAATCTATATAACCTCCTGATAACAGATTGCCTGTCTCCGATTCTTCGGTTGAACCTTTAGAATAAGTTGCAGAAGTATCATACTTGCCGTCTCGCTGGTCTAAGTTATCAGCTGAGTTAAATGTCATAGCACGTCCAAGTAATGCGGTGTTTGATTCCTGACCTGCTTGACAAGACTTCCATATCCGAGCACGCTGCTCATTCGTGGAAAAAGCCAAATCGTCTATTTTTGAGACATTAATGTTAGGACGAACACGGAATATCTTGATACTTCTGCGCACAGGCAATGCTTCGATAAACTCTTGCATAGCTGCGTAACACGAACTTGATCTCCAGCCTGCGTGGTTTGATAATTTTAACCCAATATATCCAGTAGACAACTTGGAAGACATAGCAGCTATTGGCTCGGCGGTAGGAATATTGTACAAGTTTCCAAAATTCTTATTGAGGTCGGTATACCCATTCGTCTCCCATTCTTCTTCACCCAGCATAAGAGTCACATTTTTTGCACTTGAAAAAGATAATATCTTTTCGAGTTCCTTAAACCCTTCCATACCAGTCGAACTACCATTAGCACTGTTCATCAATAGCACATACTTATAATTGATAACAGATAGTGCACTCTTTGACATCTTCATCAGCTCTCCCTTGACAAGAGCATTGATGTTACTGGTTCGACTCTGAGCAGGTCTTCCGTCGTTGACAATAAGAATATCAACCAAGTCGTTCATTTTCGACAACCATCCAAACCCTATAGGAGATGCAATGCTAGCTGTTAGTGAAGAACCTTCTACCAAAAGCGCATCTACATTACCTATGTTCACTTCGTCAGAGTAAACATCTGCTGGTCTGACATTCTCTTCTACATACTCATTCAGCATATATGTTCTGTATGATGAGACGATGGCACTTCCTCTCTTCCATCCGAAGCTGAAGCGAGCAAACTTTGCATTTGCAGGTATTTCTATTTCTTCGGCAATCAATGAACGCGTTATGTTCCCAACAAATGATTTGTCCTCATCGTAGAATGCGACAATAGATGCGTTTGTTCCCGAGGATGTAACAACTATTTTAGTTACATTGCTCAGATCAAGATACTTTTCGGTGTATTCCCAAGCAGCATTTTTCTTATATTCGCCCGTAAGATCATCTAATACACCCTCTACTGATGACTTTTGTCTAAAATCGTAATCAGGCAATGCTTCTTTAATTATAAAATCCTCTTTAACCTTGCTGATAGCACTCCTGTTGGCTTGAACAACATCTCTGATAGGTGTGTATGTGTTTCTGTATATTTTTGCGACAGCAGAAGAGTTACCAATCGTGGTACAGAACTTTATATACTTTGCGCCTTGCGGAATTGATACATCAGCCTTATAGTCTAGAGAATCTGCAGATATGCCTGACAAGAACAAGGAGTTTTTGTCATAGAAACAGACGAAGTTTACGTTAGCATCGCCGCCGATAAAAGATACATTAATTCTTGACGTTTCCCCTAATTCGACAAAGTCTTTCGTAGCCTTCCATCCCTCACGTGGTGCAATGCGCCCATCTTGCAAAAGAGCATACCCTGCTGTCATAACGTTAATGTATGATGTTGCTGCGTTCTTTTCGTTTTCAAGAAAAAGAGTGCTATAAACATCCTCCAGGCTTTTGCCGTCTTTCGTCGTTGTCTTGACGTTCTTCAGCGCGTCCGTCACAGCCTTTTGTGACATCACTTTAACAGGACTGTCTCCAAGATCTTGCACTACTGAGATGTTAGTTTCGGCAGCAATATTGCCTATTTTTAGCCAGCCTGAGGCCTGATAAGTATAAATGTCTCCATTGTCAGTACTCTCGGGATTTGCATGATCATAGACGCATGCCAACTGACCACGGCGTATAGCTTTGCCGTTGTTGCCAACAGGAGTAGTGTCCGCCTCCATTGCAGACTTCGATGGATAAACTTTTTTGATGCCAAGGCTGTCGGCTGACTGCTCTAAAGCGGCAATGTACGCCAACGTGTCCTCGTGCAAAGAGCCGACTTCGTCAGGTGTGATACTCCCAGTCTGAGTCTTTGTGCGGAGCATTTTTGCCCGCTGCTGTAGTTCATATATTGTCATATCGTTATTATATTAAAGCACGTTTATCTTTTGCCAGCAGAGGTAATGCTTTCGGCGAAAAATCTTCCATGGTACCTGATATTGTAAGTATTAAATGATGATCTCGGGTTAGAGATAGATACGCAGACAAACCTTGCCCCTTAATATTTAAGGGTACAGACAGTTCGCTTGGAAGATCGCCTGTCAAAACGGGGGTAGCATCGACGAGGCCAATATAAAGAGGACTTTTCGCATCTGTTCGATCCCATGCATCATTATTACTGGTTAGATCAACATTGAAAAAGTAGCTACCATCAATCTCTTTATAACGTATTTCGCCGCTATAGCCATTGCTGAAATCAAGAATTTCTAACTTTGTCCACTCTTTATCCTGCTTACTGATACCTAATACCTTACCTAACAAATCAGCAAAAACAGGTAACTCGAATATATTATAAGCTTTGCTAACTCCCTCCTTTGTTAGACTCAGATAAATATTTTTGCCCACACGGCAGTGTTTTGTCTGTCCATCGGCAAAAACGCGTGGATCACTCTCCACGTCGCGAACACAAGCATATACTGGCCTATTGCCTACATTTACCTGCAGATTTGTTTCTGGCCAGGATAATATATCACCCTCAACAATCATACTGCCTGCTGAAACAACATAAGCAGCTTTGTCTTTTGTGAGAATTTTTGCCGACACTTCTGGCTTTTTCAACAGAAACACTGGTGTTTGCCCAGATAACGTATCCGTAATGGCTTTAAATAGACCAAAGGAGTTGTCTTGCAATACCTGTAAGTCATCAAGGTTAATGGGCTGACCGCCCTCATGAAATTGTAGTCTAATCATAATCGTATAGTCTTATGGCATAGCGACGGCCTGCCGGTTTATAATACTCTATTAAATTAATAATCGTGGTTAAGAACTGTCCTTTGTATTTATCTTCTGCTTTATTAAGCGATGTGCATAAAAAGTTTGGAATATATATGATGAAGTTAGGTTTATCAGGCACTTCGCCCGGATACCACATTGTCAGTAATGGGTTAACAAGCATGCCTGACTGTCCTTCGTGAGAAAAATAAAGAATAGTTTTTTCATCGGATTTGATATCTTCAATATATATCTGACGATCCTTTAAGAAGAAAGTAGCATTAAGAATGCGCTCTATATCCTGTATGCTGGCTGTTACAAGGCGACCAGCTATGGTTGCCCGATATCTCATAAACTGTGCATGAAGCTGTACAAGGGGTATGAGCATTATCTTGAGCAGCACGACTAATACTTTGCTGCGCAGAATGGGAGGTAGCAGTTGTACCGCCCATTTGTTAAAGTCCACATTATACCACATATTTGATTGTATTTGAAAGTCCAACTGCACAAAAGCTGCCGCCAGCAGCTGTATAATCATTTCCTGCCACCACGCGGTATTCGGCGTCGCGTGCAGCCTTATAAAGACAATCGGTTAACATTACATCAACCACACCCTCTACACCTTGTATAGCGTCTATGAGTTTTGTTTTATTGAAGGTCCCGCCATAGGTGATGCTACGTAGGTAATTGTTAATGGCTGATTCGACGGGGCGAACTCCGTCACTAATCCTTGTGCCACTAGTACTTATAATGAGAGGATCTATTTTGACAGTAACATCTATCTGTAGATCGTCCGCTGGCAAAGAACGTACATTAAGCACAACACCTACTATTTTTACGCGGCTCAAATACTGTTTAAATGCTGCTAAAACGTCATTTGAAAGCGGTGACGGTATGCCATCCTTATCTGCTGAGGCTAATATTTGAATACTTGTACCGCGGTCGCGAACTGCCACGTAGCGCACCAACTGCTTACTCTCATCAATAACAGGGTAGCGGTATTGCGATGTAGCATCGTCGAAAACAAGCGCATCGCCATACTGAAACTGACGAGCGATTTTATAATACCATGGAACGCTTGCCACTACAGCTCGACTGATTTTTTCGTCCACCTCGGTACGATGGTGGTCGAAGAGGGCTTCCATTACATGGCAGCAGGCTGCGATAATGTAAAAAATAATACTCTCTATGCTGACCACTGAGAAGCTGCCCTCAAATGTGTTGCCATCCACCAAGCCATATTGCTCACGTATATAAGGGTTGGCCATAAAAGCATCGGTCATCGTACGTTTTATTTCGGATATTGTTCGTGCCATCGTTTAATTAAATATGTCGTTAAAAACTTCGTTGAAAATACGGTTCGAAGCAGAGGTGTCATAGCCCCTTTGTGTTGCAGGCTGCACACTGTGTGCCCAACAGTAATCGTGCATTACACGATTGTACGTTTTGTCGTGCAAATGCAGTATTGTACTCACCTGTGGCACATCAGAAACACTCATGCCGTTATCAATAGCCATCTGCACGATAGCTTCGAGAGCACCATACTCCTGTATGGCTATATCGGCCAAAGTCTGGCCATCTTTTACCTTAACTTCCATTTGACTATAAGATAAATCGCTAACATCAAAACTACACCAAATGTGCAAAAGCCTGTTTTTATTGCACACTTTTCAATCCAGTTCAGTTCTTTTTCCTTGTATATAATCTTCGGCTTTTCTTTATATTGTTTATGCTCAGAGCCAGATATAGTTATGCGGATTGTGTCATGTACTGTTGTAAGACCATCTACCTTCGCGCCAGGAATATTTTCTAATATATGTGTCAGGATACCGTTATGTAGGCTTGCCTTTGAGCGGTATAAGGCATTTTCTAAGACGGAAACAGAATCTTTCGTCACGCGCTCCTGATGATACTCAGGCAACACAAGTGATACAGGTGCAAGTCGTTCAGTAACTCTTACGGTATCGTGACTAACGAGGTGTAACGTGTCGGTGCTGATGTTCTCTACAGGTACGTAGACCGTATGCGAACAGGCAGAGAAGAGGACGGCAGTTAGAGCGACTGCCAATAATGCTTTAAGTGTTTTCATATCGTTGTATTTAAATATTTGTGTATTCTGTCTTTGCTGCGAAACAAGGACAGGCTTTGATATACTCATTAGGAGTAATCCTACCATCGTGATTTAGATCTGGCGAAAAATCTCTATGTCCTTGAATGATTGCTGTAGGGTATTTCTTGTGAAGCAGCTTTAACAGAGAGCAGAGACTTGCTTTCTGTTCGTCTGTACGGTTATCAATAGGTTTGCCAGTGGTATCAATACCACCGATATAAGCAACATTAATTGACACAGAATTAAAACCCTTTACACCATTGCTTACTTTCTCCTCGTCGAGCAGTTGTATAATAGCACCGTCTGCTGCGACCACATAATGATAACCAGGGTTCTTCCACCCTTTACGACGGAACTCCTGCTGTAACTCTTTTATAGTAGCATGCTGCGAGCTGGCTGTGCAATGTACTGCGATATATTTAATCTCTCTCATGATTGATTGGAATGAAGTGTGTCTAAAGCTTCTGTCACATCTTCTGGACGTACATTTAATTTACTCGCGATCTCGCCAGCCAATGCTTTTTTGAGTATTTTTAAAAATGGTAAGCGTGGGAAGCAGATCAGCATCGACGCGGACATACTCCATAACTCGACGAGTATGATAACTATACAGATTACACTTGTTGTCAGTCCAGAGTTAACACCTACCAGCTTATCAATGAGAATAAAGAACAATATAGCACTGCCATAAACGGAGAGTTTAGAAACGGTGTCGCGGGCTAATCCACTCAAAGCAAAGCGATTTTGCAAGATACTTGCCGCAACACCCCACACAGCATCTAACACAACAGCTATGACGGTGCAGCCTAACATCTTTTCGTAGCCTACTATAAAATTCATTACCAATAGGACTACGAACATCAGCCATCCCCATACCGTGGAGAGGACTTCGCAGAGTTTGTTAAAAAAATGGTCTATCATAATTATATGTTTTAATAATTTGCGTCAATATCAATGCTTTTCAGCGTCAGCTTTACGCTGTTCACTTTCTGACGGTCCATTTCTAACTGTTCACGGATAAGTGACCGCCAGTAGAGAGGATCGTTGTCGAGCAGCATGTCAGCAATACCGCACCCCACCGAAGGACGTTCTTTGAGTTCTCCCGGATGTAAGGCCAGGATGAGGGCTTGATTCTGTCGCAGGATGTCGCCCACCTGTAGCCCGGATGTAATCTTACCTTGTGTATCGCGCCGCACCTTAATCACGGGGGCAAAGTCTATGAGTTGTATGCCGTTCATTTTATCAATGTTTTATATTACTGTCTTCGTAGTCGCCCCTATTAAATTGTTTTACGGGCTGAAGCGGTGGCCCCGTTGGCCCGTGTGTGCCCTGGTGGGTATGGCTGTTGATTGCTTGTATCAAGTCGTTCATCTTCTGCGTGAGTGGCTCGATATTAATTAGGCCGCCTAACTTGCCACCATTGATGACGATGCTTTCTGCGCGGTCTATGGCCAGGATTACAAGCTGAGTGAGGTCACCCGACAGGCTACCCACAATGACGGCACTACCGATGGCAGGCGTGACGAGCAGCTGTCCTTCTTCTGATGCCTCTGACGCACGCAGCCTAACATCAGGGACGGTGATATTGCCGAGGTCGACTTCGCACAGGACACCGTCTACCTGTTTAACAATACCCTGCATCAGGGTTAGAGTAGCCTTGCCTGTTGCTGCCTGTACCAATTGTGCCAATTCCTTATAGCTGTCCATCTTTATTTAACTTAACCTAAATCCAAGTTCTATTTTTCGTACTCCGCCGTTATCGGAAAACTCTGTTGTCACTGCTCGTACATAGTATGTTCCGTCTTTGTGCGGGTAGTCGGCATCGTGCAATGTAGCTGTATCGCCTGGCACGCATTGTGGCACAAGCCATGTGGTAATACTTCCATCGTAACCATCAAAGCTACGGCGGCGTACTTCGGCTTCGCCACGTGCCTGCATCGATGCGGTGTCCGACGCAGGGCATTTAACCTCCACTTTCTCGCCGCCCGTGCTGCCAACCTCTACCTCCTTGACCTTGCCGTCAGGCAACAGCGCCTTTATGACTACGCGCACCTTCTTATCTTCGGCACGTCGATAGGTCAGGTCGGCTTCTTCGATATTGAGGGCGAAGTCGTAGCGACGGTCGGTACCCGTCACCTCACCCGGCGGATGCACATGCAGCGTGCCGTCCTGCAGGTAGATGTCCGCACCGCATTCTTCTTGCACCTTCTTTAGCACGTCATAGCCCGTGGCGTCGCGGATGACGAATTTTACGTATGTCCAGGTGTAGGAGCAGACCACGCGGTACTTTTTATCTATACCTTTTATTACATGCTGCAGTAAATCTGTAAGCGATACTTTCTTTAGTACAGCATTCGGGATTTCCTTGCGAAAAGTAAAGAGATCGTCCTCGCAGTACAGCTTGATGTTACCTCCATCGGTTGAGATTCGCTGCAGCCAACCGCGGAACTCCTCTACAATACCCGTTTCCTTATAGCCGAATTTAACTATTATGGCATCACCACGTCGGATATGACTCTCAACATCGAGAGCTTTGTTAAGCTGCGCAGCAGGTAGTGTTATCTCGCACGTGTCGGCAAGCAGCTCAACACTCTTATGCACGCTAACTGCGTCGAGCATGCCAAGCTTGTAACTACCTATAGTGATATCATAGGACATGGTGTACATTGTTATGTATTTTGCAAGAGTTTGTACTCACTACTGCCGAGCAGCAGTTTATAGACATCATCGCTATATGCTTTGATGGTGTAGTTTTGATTGGCTTCCCCCGCCGTGAAAGGCATTTCCCAACTCTCGATAACAAGACGAGAGATGCCGAATATCTCGAGTAAGGGTGAGAGAGCATTAACGGCAGCAGCTTCGCAAAAGTTCTTGAGACGAGCCACGTCCGCTTCGGGGTATTGTCCGTCGGTGCCTATCAATACACCTTCTATTGTAATCTCATAATCATCCTGTGCCCAGCGCTCTTTAATGCTGCCTCGTATCTGTCCTTTATTCACCTGGCGGCGTTTGATGATATGCTTGCCAGTAAGGCTAATCATCGGCTCGAGAGGCAACAGCCATTCGCGTGCGCCTGGCTCTTCGAGCTTTAGACTCAGCGGCATAGTCATTGGAATACCCAGTGCATTTGTACGCACGAGGTCTTCGAGTTCTGTATCGTCCATAGCATGAATGGCATCGTAGTCCTCGCTGTGCACCTGTGCGATGCCCGTGTCGCGGAACAGCCAGTAGGGCGGTATCTTGCCGCCGAATACCCGTAGGGCTATGTTTTCGAGTGCGAAGCGCGTTGCTGTGTTCATTTGAAAGACTTATTAATTAACCCCTGTCGGTACTTGTGGCGATGGCCAGGGCGCGGTTCATACTTTGTACGACGATACGCTCGAGTTCCGCTGTGTCAGTCTTGTCGGTCATTTGGACTTGTAGTGTGTCAAAAAACTTACCAATGTGCATAGTAATTGAAGTGCTACGAGTGCCACCTGTGGCAATCTCTTCTGCTGACTTTCTACCTTTTTTCTTATCTTTTCCTTTCCCTTTGCCGAAGGTTACCTGCTCAGCCGAGACGCTACCTTTCAAACTTGGAGTCGAAAGCGCAGATTGCTCTTTCTTACCCTCACTCTTTTTGTCTTTAGCTCGTTCGGCAGCAAGGTTCCGATTGTAGTTACCTCCTATGCCTTTTACAGCATTTGCAGTTTGCGAAAGGGCATTGGTGGCAGAATTAACTCCGAACAGGTTCTTCATTCCTGCACCAAAGTCTTTAGCAGCACCTTCGAAATCACCACTAAAGAGTTTAGAAAGCGCACTACCAACAAGCCCCAATACACTCAGTAATTCCTGAATTCGGTTTACTAAATAATTTTTAATAATATCGCCGAAGCTTATCAGGGTATCCCACATCGTGATTAAGAATGCACGAAATCCAGCAAATTTAAGCCAGCAGAAAGCAATTACACCTGCCAGAGCAATAATGCCAATTGTGATTTGCGCTATAGGGCTTGCATTCAGGGCAATATTGAGTAGCCACTGAACCCCTGTCCATACCCGAGTCAAAGCTGTGACAACTGTCATTATTGTATTGTATGCAACCAACACCATATTGTAGGTACGAAATATCGCCCATATTGCTGCAATCACACTACCTAATATCATAAATTCAGTTTTGAATTTTATAACAAACTGAACTCCACGAGCAATAGCAGAAAAGAGAGTCTGTAAGACCGTGAATATTTTGGGTATTGCTTTTGTGACCATATCCACTACTTCCGTAATGGGTGTGTTGATACCTTGAGATAGATCTATTGCTCCTTGCTGTACAGAGTCCATAAGCGTACTCCATTTCCCTTCGAGTGTCTGGCTCTGTCTGTCCATCATGCCATTAAACTTTCCCCCTGCACCTGTGGCATGAGCAATAGCTTGTTCCACATTTTTAAAGGTGATTTGCCCTTTTGACATCTTATCTTTGAGCTTGTCCACTGAAATGCCAGTCATAGTGGACAGCTCTTGAATAGGGTTGAAACCAGCGTTGATAAACTGCAGCAGGTCTTGGCCCATGAGGTAGCCCGTACTCGACACTTGTCCCATCACCAGGGAGAGAGCCGACATTTTTTGTTTGTCGCCACCAGAGATGTCGCCTAACTGTTTTAGTAATGGCAGTACCTTTTCCGTCGACACGCCGAAATTAAGCATCATCTGCGCATTTTGGGTCAAGTCCATTTTGCCGAAAGGCGAATGTGCTGCAAAGTCGTTGATTTGTCCCAACATTTCGGAAGCTTTTTTCTCGCTACCCACAAGTGTTGTAAATGCCACATTGACACTTTCCGCCTGTGCGCCAAGCCGTACCATTCCTGCTACCCCCGCACCAATCATCGTATATGGGTTCATCAAGAACGACATGCCGGGTATAGACATTAACGATCCCTTGAAGCCCTCCAGTGAAAAAGCCTTGCGTAAGCCTCGGCCAACAGTCGACGCTTTCCGCCTAATGACATCCAGCTGCTGTTCTGTCTGTCTGGCTACTGACATGACATTGCCCTTGTCGGCATTAAGCTTAATGATAAATTTCAGTATATTATCCATTGGCTTTGGTTTCTGCTTTTCGTATTTCAGCTAAGTATTTGTATGTGTGAGCCCATTCCTCGTCAGAGAGCGTGTCGGGGTCCAGGTGCAGGTAATAGCGCATCACTGTGTTAAAAAAGAGGACGTCAACGCCGTCAGACACGTCAACTTCGGCGTCCTCTAAAGCTTTTTTATTTCCGCCTCCTTGACTTCGAGGACATCCTGCATCTTCTGAATGGCCGCGAAGAAGAGCGCATCGTCGGTCTTAATCTCTTCGTCACCGTCTACCCACAGTTGATTAAGCATGGTTTCACTCATCTTAATAGGGTCCTTCACCACACTTGCATAACTGAGATCGCGTCGTGTTGGGCGATGTAGGATACAACTCTTACCATCAACAGTAATTTCGAAGAGTTCTCCATGTTTCTTCTTCCATTCCTGAACCTGTTCTTTACTGTACTTCATTATTTTTCTTGTTAATGTGTTATACACTCTTCTTATCTAAGAAGATAAATGGTATTGATTTTTCGAGGAACTTATCTCCCTGCTTCCATTCGGTGTTGTCCTCGGTAAATTCAACACCAATAAGTGTGTCTACCGTAACGGTATCACCGCGGCTGGGATTGCCATAAGCAACCACGATATCGAGAGAAACGTTCAGGATGTCGCCTTTAGCCGCTTGACGCAAGGCGTTATATTCGCTTTGTAAAAGCGTTATCTCGCCACTATGTTCGTAGTTGCCGCTCTGAATGGCATGAGGCTTGTTGCCTTTCGCATAGATCTGTTCCTTTTCTTTCTTAGTGTCATACTTGATGCCGCGAATGCCAGTAACAGAACGTCCGCCCATCACCACATCGATGTCCGCCCATTCATATTCTTTGCTATTAAACATAATTCTTTTATTTTTAGTGATGTGGGTGACACCCAGGAGGTCACCCACTAAATATTACTTATTTTCTACCTGGAAACCAAGTTTGACGTCCACGTAACGGGCATAACCAAACGGGCGGACCTTGAGTACGAGTTCGATTTTCGAAGTCGAAAGCACGTTCTGCTTTGGATCGATATAAGCCTTACAGCCTGCGCCATTTTCGTCAGCAGACAGCTCACCCGCAGCAGTCATGGCTCGATTGACAGCATTTTCCATCATTTGCTGCCAGGCCATAATGATGCCATGTCGCAGTGTGCCGTCGTCATTAACAGCCAGCTCATCCATCATCAGGTCAAGTAACGCTGTGTAGGCGATACGGTAGGCCTTATCAATAGTGCGTCGTGCTGTAATATGAGCGTAGTCATCGGTCTGCTCACAAGCCAGACGGTCATCAGTAAAGAAGTACCCTGCCTTACCCACATACTTACGGGGCGTGATATAGCCGGCATCGTAGAGGTCGCTCACTGCCGAGGCATTCTCTTCCACTGGTTTTTCACCAAGGAACATAGCAATAGGCTTGAGTGCACCGTTTTTTACGCGGGCAATATTACGCTGCACGGGTAGTGTAGCTAGTCGGCCCGCCATCAATCCAACGGCAGCTCCTTCGGAGGCTTTCACCGTGTCTCCAATGAGCACACCAACGCGGTTGTATGTCTCTTTGTGTAAATCTTTCACTACGCCGCCTTTATAGCCGCGTCCTTCTAAGATGATGAAGAGCGGAGCATAGAGAGAGACGGTCGCCCATTCTGCCAACTGCTGTGCCTTAGGTAGAGCCGTAAAAAGGTCATTATCAAGTCCATTCGTAGTGACGGTCGCCTCGCGCCCATCTCCAGCTACGAATATGCCTCGTAGAGTTCCGTTCTCGGCCATGATCAGTTCTTTAATGACGCCCGTATCTTTGTCGCAAAGCTCGGTGAAAGTCTTGGCCTTGTCAACAGGATAGATGACAAGTTTCGTCCCTTCCTCTGCCTCGGTATAAAAGTCCTGCACATGCTTATACAACCGGGGGTTGTTTTCAGCCGTCACACCAAGCGCAGCTAATTCGTCGAAAGAGTGTAAGGTATATGCCTTGCCCAGTTCGAGCTTCTTTGTGACAGCAGCAGCGCCGCACACGAGGGCAAAGAGTCCATCGGGGCTTTCCCCGACAGTACCCAACTGCCCGTTCATAAATTGTATTTTAATTTTTGGCAACATACTCTACTCCTTTCTTACTTTGCAGCCTCCGCAAGCAGATAAACGCCCTTTTTGTCGTAGCGACGCACTGAACCGCCCGTACGGAGCAAGAACGAATAAATGTCGCCGTAGTACATGGGGTCGTCCGTTGAGCCGAACATTTTTACTTCGCCCAGGGCGCGGCTCACCGACTTATCGTGCCATGCGAGAGCGGCAGCCAACTCACCAGCAACAGCATCTTCTTCCCACGACAACAGTGTTTTGTCGTTCTTCACACGAAGGACCTTGCTGCGCTTCATGATGTTAAGGCCGTAGAGGTTGCCCAACACGCCACGCTGCATGTCAGCCGAGTTTTGGAACATCCACTTGTCGCTCTCCGAGAGGTCGGCCAGCAGGTCGGCGTACATATATGCGTCAAGCAGGATGTAACGCCCCGCTTCAGGTACGTTGTCGGCGTCCATGCGGGTCATGATGGCCAGCAGGTCATCCTTGGTGATGCGCTTGCGCTTACCAGTGGCGGTTTCTGAGGTGTGTGCAGCACGCTCGGTGGTACCCGTTGTGAGCAGCACATTGGCAGCAGGAACGCCAGCACCCCAACGCTCGAGCAGGTTCAAGTGCGCTTCGTTCTGCAACTGTGTGCGATCATTACTGATGATTGAGCTGCGCTTGTCGTAGCTGAGTTCCACCGTGTCTATATTCGGGATATAGATTGGATCGGTGGTAAGCTCATCGATAACGTACTCCAGATCGTCGTCTGCACGCTGGTTTACCTGGGCAGGCTTAACCGGACGATTTTTCTTCACATTGGAAGGCTTGCCCGCATTAGGGATAACCACCTTTTTTGCGCTGACGTATGTTGAGTCGTCAACTGATTTTGAGGCAAAGCTGTTGTCGGGGTAAAAGTTCTCGACGAGGGTGTTCTGCCAGATACTAATGTTTAATGCCATTTTTATTCTGTTTAAATGTTAATCAAATCGTGTTCAAACGGACGTATTACTCTTTATAATCGATTCCGAATTTTTCTTTGTACTTTGCTTTAAACGCGTTCAGATCGGCGTTGCGTAGGTTGGATAGTTGTCCGGCTTTGTCCAGTTCGTCCCACGTCTTATCAGTGAGTGATGTAGGCGAGTGGCCCACGTTGTACACATCGTTGATACGACGGTCGGGCTGGGGCTTCATGCTGTTGATGAGCTTTTCTGTGTTCTCTCTGTCACTCTTCATGAGTGCCGTAAAACTCTCTTTCTGAGCATCGGTGATGCGCTTCTCGGCGATAGCCTTATCTATAAAGGCTGTCACCTCCTTATCTTCCAAGGCTTGCAGCTTCTCTTTATAAGAGTCCACCGCCTTTTCTAAGGATTCCACTTTCGTGGCCTTGTTCTCCAGCTCGTGAATATGCGCGAGTACTGCATCCTCGTCTGCCATATTGGCGAACGAAGGAACTTTTTTAATTGAATCTAATAATCCCATTTCGTCGTTTGGTTTTAGTGGCTGGTTTCGCAGCCGGTTATTGAAATATGTATAAATCTCTTCTGTCGTTTGGGTGGGCACTGGCTCTTCTGCCATCTCGTAGATACCATCGATGAGTTTCATTTCGAGGGCTTCACGGGCAGACAGCCAATGGTCCTTTTCGTCAAAGTATTTTGACAACACCTCTTCCTGCTTCATGCCGCAGCGGCCCGCAATCATTCCGGCGAGATCACCCTGTAGGGCTTCCATCTGCGTGGCCATATCACGAAGATCCGAAGCGCTTCCCCATGCACCTCCGCTAACAGCATGAAGCATTAGCTTGGCATAAGGCGACATGTATAGGGGTTTGCCGCACAGGGCGATGACCCCGGCGATGCTCGCGGCTACGCCATCGATATATATAGTGATGTCCGCCTTACTGTTTCTTAGGGCGGTGTAGATGGCCATACCGGAGAATACATCCCCGCCACAGCTATTGATTCGTACATCGATTTTGTCGTACATCGCCTGCAGAGACATCAGCTCGGCAACCACGCGCCCGCTATCCACACGCTGACCGTCGCCGACATCTCCGTAAAGTAATATGGCCACCTGGCCACCTTCTGAAGGAA